AAACTATTGTGGGTGCAATAAATTATTTTACTGGTCAAATAAGAAATGTATCTATTGCAGAAAGTATTAGTGACTCTGCATTATCTATGACTGTTGCAAGTCACTGGGCAAATTGGAATTTAACTAAAGGCAGACATTATTCTGATGAATCTCAACAAGCCTTTAGTACAGGCGATAAGGGTTTTGAATTTGCTACTCAAGTTAAATCAGATGTAAGGTGGGGAATGTAATGCTTGAAAAGATAGTTCAATTTTTTCAATGGGCAAAAGGTGTTTATGAGGGCAGTAAAGCTCTACAGGCAATTTATACAACCTTTCGTGTAGTTACTGCTGTTATGGGAGTAAAAGGCTTTATGCAGGCAAGACAGATGCAGGCTAAAGGTCAAGACATTTTAGCTAATAAAACTTCTGCTGGTGGAAAACTGCCTGTTATATATGGTACTCGTAGGGTTGGTGCTCAGATTATCTATATGGATGTATCTTCTAATGATTCAAGAGACTTATATGTAGTCTATGCCTTGTCAGTAGGTGAGTGTGATGAAATACTGGGAAGGACTATTGAACTAGATGGTAATTCTTTAAGAGACTCAGCAAGATTTAGAGATGGCGGTTATATAGGCACTGATAAGATATCTTCAGGTTCAGGTTCATTAAATACAGTTTCGCAAAATGGTGGTGGAATAAATGCTGGTGCTGGTCAGTTTGGTAGCAATCCTGCATCAAGATATAGATATGTTATGAATCTACATCATGGAGCTGCAACACAAACAGCAGACCCTATGCTTGTAGCTTCTATGCCTAACTGGACTACAGCACATAAATTAAATGGCGTTGCATATATTGCAGCTCATTATGGATATGATAAAGAGGGTATTTGGAAAGGCGTACCACAACTAACGGTTCAGGTAAGAGGTAAAAAAGTATTTGACCCAAGAGATTCAGGGCAAACATTTGGAACTGTATCTACTTATAAGTATTCAGACAATCCAGCTTTAACCTTTTTAGATTACATAACCAATAATGAATATGGTAAAGGATTAACACAATCACAAATTAACATGACCACATTTAGCTCTGCTGCTAATGTTTGCGATACACAGGTTGACCAGCCTTACTTTAATGGCACTGCAAAGCCTATAACTTGGTCAGGTAACGCTGGAGATGACTTTATTACGATTGGTGGAACTACCGCCTCTGAAAGCTGGTGGCAGAATAAGGTTGGAGAATTGATAGATTTATATGATTCAAATGGCAATGGCGTTATAGATGGTAAAGAAATTGTAGCAATCAGAAGAGATAATTTTTATGATGGAAATGAAGAACTTATTGTATATATTAATCAAACACTAGGTTCATCATATCCAACACAAACTGGTACTTCTTTAGTTAAAGTTAAAAGATTTCACTGTAATGGCTACTTAGATGCTAATAAAAATGTTATGGATAATGCAAAAGAACTTCTTGCAAATATGCGTGGTATTTTCCTTTATATAGATGGCAAGTATGAATTATCAATAGAAGATACAGGAACATCTACATTTAGCATTACTGACAATCATATAATTGCTGATGCTGGCATATCAGTTGATTATGGAAATAAAGATAAAAAAGCTAATAAAGTTATTGTTGAATTTTTTAATGCTAATAAGAAATACGAACTAGATACAGCTACTGTTTTACATGATGCAAATCCTGAATATTATTCAGATGATGGTGATGAGATATTAGAAATAAAGGCTGAGTTCCCTTATATAAGTGACCCTTATATAGCCTATAACATGGGCAAGGCAATTCTAACTAGAAGTAGAAATCAGACCACTATGCAGTTCTTAGGAACTCCTGAGATGTATAAGCTAAATGTGGGAGACATAGTAGACTTAACTTATGCTGGTTTAGGGTTCTCAGGTAAGATTTGTAGAGTAGAGGCATTAGAATTACAGTCTAATGGATTAGTTGCTGTTAGCTTAATAGAATATTTTGATGTTTATACATGGGAAGTGCCACCTCAAGAACCAGTAGAAGAGTTAGCTAACCTACCTTCTGCTTATGCAGTTAAAGCTCCAACAGGATTAGCATTTACTGATACCGATTCTAGTTCTACAGGCAGACCATTCTTATCTTGGGATGAGCCAACAGATTTTCCTGATTATCAATACAGAGTTAATGTGGTAGATGGTTCGGGCAATCAGGTTATTAATAGAATAGTAGACGTAGAGAATTGTGATCTTAACTTCTTGCCTGTTGATACTAATTACGTTGCTAGTGTTACTTCACTTAATACATTAGGCACAGAATCAAATCCAGCGACTTTAACCTTTACTATTGGTGATGCTCCAGCAGGAACGCCTGATATAAAAAATGAAGCTATTACTGAAGACAAGTTAGGTGATGGCTCTGTTACTAATATAAAAGTAGCAAATTTAAGTGCTGGGAAAATAGATACTGGTGAGCTTAATTTAGGTCAAGAATCAGGAATGGCTGTAAGGCAAACTAAAACTGGTTACACATCTACAGCAACAGGTTTTTGGTTAGGTAATGATGGTGGTACTCCTAAATTTAATATAGGTACTAGCACTAACTACTTAAAGTTTGATGGTACTGATTTAGATATATCAGGAGAAATATCTGCTACTACAGGCTCTATTGGTGGTTTCAGCGTTGGTTCTAATTCATTAATTGCAGGAACAGGCACTTCAAGAATATCCCTATCTACAGCAGATGGCATACATCTAGGAAATAACACTTTTGCATCTGCACCATTTAGAGTAGCCTTAGATGGCTCTGTAACTGCTACAAATGCAACTATTACAGGAGCATTAACTTTAACAAATATAGATGGTGTTACTGTTACTTATACTGCCGGTAGTTTAACTGTTGGCACTATTGGTGCTAGTAATCTTGGAAATGATGCAATATTTCCAGCGACCTTAAGATATGAAAGAACTAACTCAACCACTGCCCCATCAAATTCAGAATTCAATACAGCTTTTGGTAGAGACCCTAAAAATAATGACATAGTGGTTGTTGTTAGAACAGATACTAATATACAAAAAGCATATAAACATAATGGTACTGCTTTTGCTGTAGTTAATAATTATATAGATGGTGATTTAATTGTTGATGGAACCATATCAACAGACCAAATAGCAGCTAATGCTGTTACTGCAAATGAAATATTAGTCACTAACTTAGCAGCCATATCTGCAAATATGGGTTCTATCACATCAGGTAGTATTGATATAGGGTCAGGTACTTTTACTGTTGATACTTCAGGAAATATGGTAGCTACAAGTGCAACTGTAACAGGTGCTATAACAGCTACAAGTGGTTCATTTACTGGTTCATTAACATCCTCATCAGGAACTATAGGTGGCTTTACTTTAGGTACAACTTCTCTAGTAGCAGGTAGTGGCACATCAAGGGTTTCTTTAAGTACAGCAGATGGTATTCATTTAGGAAATAACACTTTTAGTTCTGCACCTTTTAGAGTTACGAGATCAGGTGATTTAACTGCTACAAATGCAACTATTACAGGAGCATTAACTTTAACTAATATTGATGGAACTACAGTAACTTATACAGGTGGCAATCTAGGTGTCGGAACTATTGGCAGTGGTAATTTAGGTTCTTCTGCTATATTCCCAACAACATTAAGATATGAAAGAAGCAATGCTACTACAGCACCTTCTGATTCTGAATTTAATACTGCATTTGGTAGAAATCCAAAAGCTAACGATATTGTTGTAGTTGCAAGAACAGATACTAATGCACAAGTTGCATATAAACATGATGGTAGTTCTTTTTCAGCAGTAAGTAATTATATTGATGGTGATTTAATAGTTGATGGAAGTATTACAACAGACCAATTAGCAGTCAATTCTGTTGAAGCAAATCAAATAAATGTAGGAACTTTATCGGCTATATCTGCAAACATGGGTGCTGTAACAGCAGGTACAATTAATAACACTACTAATACGCCAACAGCAGGTCAAGAACCTACAGGCTCTCAGGCTGGAACAGCAATTGACTTGGCTTCAGGAGCATTTACATTTGGTAATGTTAATGCATTTTTATACTTTAATACTACTGATGGATTAGTTCAGGGTGGTTTAACTCCATTTAGTGATACTGTATCTATTTATTATCAAGGTTCAACAGCACCAGCTTCTCCTAGTGATTCATCTATGACATATGCTAGTACAGGTGCTTTTTCTTTTACTACTAATGCACCTACTGGATGGACATTAGGCATACCTAATACTACTGATAATATTTATGTGGTGCAAGCTAACATTGGTAGAGTTGGAGCTGGAACTGCTAATGCATCATGGGGTGCTGTAAGTTTGCTAAGAGCTGCAACAGTTACAGAAACATCTTTAGCAACATCTCCAGCAGCAATCTCTTTTGCTTATGCAAGTCCAAGTGCTACTTCTCCACAAAGTTACTCTAATAGCTACACTGTAACAGCATCAGGAGCTTATAGTCATTCTGTTGGTATTACTGCAACTGTAGAAAGTGGAACGTGGACATCATTAGATGCTAGTTCTATTACAGTTAGTGAGGTTAGTGGTGACACAGGTCAGTTCACAATTAGCTCAATTACACACCAAAGCAATTTTGAAGAAAAAACATGGTCTTGGACAGTAACGCATACTTTATCAGGTTCAACAGTTAGTCAGTCAACACTTTCAATTAACCCATTACTTTAATAGATTAATATGTATGCACTGCAACAAACACATAAAAACCACAGGATAACGATTTATAAATAGCATATATAGGTATAAAATTAATAAAATATAGGAATTTAATATGGCACAACACGATTACAACATAGCAAACCAATCAGGTGCAGACTTTAGGGCAGATTTAAACAATGCTCTTTTAGCTATTGCAACTGTTAATAGTGGCTCAACAGAACCATCAACTACATTTGCTCATCAATTATGGGTAGATACATCAAGCAGTGTATTAAAGATCAGAAACGCTGCTGATAATGCTTGGATTACTACAGGTGTTAGTATTACTGCATCTAATACATTTACAGGCGATTTAACAGGAAATGTTACTGGTAACTTAACAGGTAATGTTACAGGTAATGTTACTGGAGACTTAACAGGTAATGCAGATTCTGCTGATATATTAACTACAGCTAGAACCATATCTTTATCAGGTGATGTAGTAGGTTCAGTATCTTTTGATGGTAGTACTAATGTTGATATAGATACAGTTGTGCAGATCAATTCAATAACATTAGGAACTGATACTACTGGTGATTATGTTGAATCTATGTCAGGTGGTACTGGCGTAACAGTAACAGGTGGAACTGGTGAAGGTTCTACTCCTAGCATTGCTATAGGACAAGCTGTAGCAACTAGTGATGATGTTACTTTTAATAATGTTACTGCATCTAATGAATTTATTGGTGACATTGATGGTGCTGTTAGATTTACAGCCAAAACTGATGAAGCATTATCTAAAGGTGATGTAGTTTATGTATCAGGCGTTTCAGGAAATACAACAACAGTAGGTAAAGCCAAAGCTGATGATGCTTCTAAGATGCCTGCATTTGGTATGGCTATAGAAGATGCTAATGCTAATAACAATCTGCAAATAGTTACTTTTGGTAATTTAACATCTATAGATACTTCTAATGAGTCAGTAG